GGTTTTATATTGCAGGATAAAAATGATAAATTTAAAAAATTAAATATAAATTATGATTCTATAAATAATTCTACTATGAGATGGAATTTTCCATATCAAAATAATTTGTTACGTTCTTTATGTAAAGATATAGAAGGTAACAGAGTTAGCAATAAAATTATTAATCATAACATTGATAAAGATAGAAATCAAAAGTTATCTCAAGTAAAGATATATGAAATATTAGAATATTTCCCGAAATTGTCTCCAGGCAATACTGCCAATTTAATTTTAGAACATTTAAAAAAACTTCAAAATTATATTTGTGATGAAGTAGATAGTGTTATAGATGTTGGTGAAAAGCCTGTATTTGATGTGGTAATGCCCAACACACATAGTTTTGTTTCTAATGGTTTAATAAGTCATAATACAACATTAGCAATGTCAGTAATACATCAAGCCCAAAAAAGAGGAATGCAAGCAGTGTTTGTAGACGCTGAGCATAGTGCAGATCCACAATTATTTGAAAATATGGGTGTTGATTTAGATAAGCTTATAACTATAAAAGCTTTCGCGGGTGATGATAATTTAGACGCATTGGAAACTTTGATAAAAACCGGTGAAATAGATATAGCAGTGGTTGATAGTGTGTCAGCATTGATACCTAAGGCAGAAGCAGAAGCTGCTATTGGTGAGCAGTTTATGGGTCTTCTTGCAAGGTTAATGAGTCAAGCATTAAGAAAGTTAGCACCAGTTGCTAGCCAAACAGAAACAATGTTGATTTTTGTTAATCAAATCAGATCAAAAATTACTGCTTATGGTGATCCTATGACAACCTCTGGTGGTATGGCTTTAGATTTTTATTCTACAGGAAGGATAGCTGTTAAAGGTGGGGAGGCTAAAGGTTCTAGACTTGATGATCCTATTACAGATGAAACTGTTGGTCATGAAACAAGTTTTCATATTAGAAAGAATAAATTAGCAGCTCCATTTAGAGATGCTAAAGTACCTCTTATATATGGTATAGGTTATGATATACATTGGGAAGTATTAACTTTATCTGAACAATTAGGTCTTATAGAAAAGAATGGTGCGTGGTATAAATATAATGGTGATAATTTTGCTCAAGGTGAATGGAATGCCAAAGATAAACTAAAGGAAGATGTTGAATTGTATGAAAAGCTTAGAGAAGATGTAATAAATTTATTAGGACTAAGGAAATTTTACGATGAGCAAACAATCTAATGAATTGTTTGAGATATTAAAAGTTTTGTTTCCTCATAATATTATTTTATCTGAGCAATACGTCAGATATAAAGGACAAAAATTATTCTTTGATTTTTTTGTGAAAGACTTAGGTTTGTATCTAGAGATACAAGGTCAACAGCATTTTGAATTTGTCAAACATTTCCATGGTTCTATAGAAGGTTTTAGAAAACAGAAAGAAAGGGATAATTTAAAGTTGGAATATATTGAAAAGCATGAAAGGTTTTGTTTGGTCAGATTTAATTACGATGAAAAAATAAATAAAAGGTTTGTTTTAAATCGTATAAACAAAGCGTTTAAATCTGATAAGAATTATGTATAGGAGACAGTATGGCAGATATAATAATACCTGGAAAATATAAGAAAAGAGATATATTAGATAAAGATTGTTCTGATTTTGTTCCTATGAAAGATGGGACTATAGTAGGTGATAAAAAATATTGTGATTTAAGTTTCCAATGTAAACAGTTAGGTATGAAATCAGAATTTGTTAAAGCCGTTGATCCTAAGACTGGAGAAGTAATTTTTCATGATTATCTATGTACAGGTCAACACGCGGTATTTGAAGAAAGATCTGATGATGAGGAAGCGTCATGATAGGTAAAAATAATTTCGAAGTGATAATGGACAAGAATATTTTTGATAATGTAAATCCTAATAAAACGTTTGTTGAGAAAGTATTAGCGTTTGATGTTCATCAATTAGAAGCCACTAATGGTGTTGAAATAAGTAAATTTTGTTCGGCTTTGGGTCAGTATCTCATTTATATGAAATATCAAATGAATAAAACTAAAGTTGAAATTATTAGGCGAAAAAGAAAGATAGATGCTATCATAGCCAATCTTTTATCACCAGAGTTGATTAAAAAATATGGAACAAAGACAAATGTTGTTGCTTATCTCATGGCTACTGTAGAGGAATTAATTAGACTTAAAAAAGAAATAGAACCATTAGATGATGAGCTTATGCTTTTAGAGGGATTAGATAAAGGTATTAGTGAACTTATAGCTGTTTTTAAAAGAGAATTAACCCGAAGAGATAATGAATTGTATCAGACTAGACAGGAGAGAAAATGAAGGAATTAGAGTTAAAGCAAATATTTTGCAGGGCTGAAGATGAAAGGGCTTTGCTTGCATATTCTTTTAGAAGTATAGATAATTTTTATACACTTATATCAAAAATGAGTGAACGCGATTTTTTATATTCTGAACACGCTACACTTTTTGTTTTGTTAAAATCTTTATTAAATAAAGGTGTAGAGAAGTTTGACGTATCAATGGTAGTTGATATAGCTAGGAATGATGGTTGTTTATCTGCTGTTGGTGGGCCTGATTACATTGTGAGCATTAACAACATGACTGTGTCAGATGTTAATTTTGACATTTATTTAAATACTGTACTTGAGGCTAGTACTAAATATAGATTATATAACATTTTAAAAGAGGGTACATCCATTCTTGTTGATAATGCAAAAGAAGGACAAAATAGTTCAGATTTAATTGGGTTTGTAGAAAATAAAATTTTAGATTTATCAACTAATAGCCGATCTATTAGTGAACCCAAGGATGTTGCTGATGGTTTACTAGAATATATTGAAGAAAGGAGAGAAAATAAAATTGAAATGAGTGGTATATCCACAGGCTTTCCAATTCTTAATAATCAAATAGACGGTCTTGTGCCTGGTACTTTACATGTTATAGCTGCTAGGTTAAAAGAAGGTAAAAGTACTTTTCTTACTAATTTATCGTTGAATGTAGCGTTTAAATCAGAGCCTACTACAGTTTTATATATAGATACAGAAATGTCCTTTTTTCAATGGCGTAATAGAGCTATAGCAGCACTCAGTGGTGTTAAGGAACGTGATGTAATTCATGGTGGATATTCAGATGAAGATTATAATAAAATTATGGATAAATGTGTAAAAATAATGGATAGTAAAAGATTATTCCATGAATATATTCCAGGATACAGTGTTGATAAAATAATAGCTCTTTATAAAAAATATAGTATAAAACATAATTTAGGTTTGATTGTATTTGATTATCTTAAAGAACCTGATGCTAGTTCATTAGAGAGACAGCGGAAAGAATATCAGGTTTTAGGTGATGTTACTACAGCATTAAAGAATTTGGCTGGTGAATTGAATATTCCTGCTATAACAGCAGTTCAGTTAAATAGAGACATGGATATAGCTGACAGTGATCGTATTGCAAGATATGGTGACATCATTATGCATTGGATGGGTAGAGAGAAAAGTGAAATAGAAGAAACTGGATGGGAAGCAGGTTCACATAAGTTGATAATTAAAGATACTCGTAGAGGTGGTAAGACAAATGAAGCGGGAATAGGTTATCATTTTTTCAAACAAACTTTACACATAAAAGAAGTGGCAATTAATAAACAAGCAAATCCACGGTTTGATAACGTGATAAATGAGGGCAGTGCTTATTATGATGATGAAGAGTTATAAAGATGAATTTAGAGTTAATTTAAAACATTTAAAAAATGTAGTTAACCCTAGATACCTTGTGGAATCATTGGGATTTAAAATTGATAGAGAAACAGCAAAAGAAATACGTGGTGCTTGTATTATTCATGGTGGAGATAACAGAACAGCTTTTCGTTTTAATAAATTAACTAGAACGTGGGTTTGTTTCACTAGACGTTGTCACGAGATACATGGATATGATATTATAGGTTTAATCCAGGCTGTTCTTAATTGCGATTTTATGACAGCTGTGAATTATTTAAAAGATTTGGTTGGTGATATTGGTGATTTGTCATTCAAATCATTACAATACGAAATGAGAAGAGAAAAAGAGGAATTTATACACAGATATAAAAAGTTTCAACCAAGTGATTCGATTGTTAATGAGGAGGCGTTACTACAATTCAAACCTTTTAGGTCAAACCATTTTGTAGAATGTGGTTTTTCTAATGAAACTCTTGATTATTTCGAAGTCGCCGGTGGATATACAGATAAGAATGGTATTATTCGTGATATAATACCAATAAGAGATGCTGATGGAGAGCTAGCAGGATATAGTTTGAGAGACATAAGACATGAAGCAGCTTATGATAACAAATACATAAGCACATTTGATTTTGATAAAGATAATACTCTTTATAATCTTTACAATGCTAAAATTTATGGTGAGGAATTTCCATTGATTATGGTAGAGGGTTTCAAGAGCGTTTGGAAAATGTATAACTGTGAAATATATAATGTTGTAGCATGTATGGGTAGTAAAATAACCCCAGGTCAATGCAATTTGCTTTGTTCTTATGCATTAAAAGGTGTAATCACTATGTTTGATAATGACGTAGCTGGTATTAAAGGTACATCCAGCGCGTATAAAGATTTAAGTAATAAGATGAGAGTTATTCCTATCTTTATTACAGAAGTAGATGAAAAAGGAAAAGGATTAGATCCATCAGATTTATCATGTGAAGAGTTGTATAGTTATTTAAAGGATTATATTTAATATTGGTTATAATAAGAAAAATTATCATTCAAGAATTTAATTACGTTGTGTATTTCATGCAGTTCGCGCGCAAACAAAGATCGTGAATGGCATATAAGTTGGTATAAGGCAATTATAAATAAAAAGTATAATTATTAGGTGATCAATGTGGAAGGTGAAAATTTTGTAAGATTAAAAGGTAAGATAAAAAACCCAACTGTCAATAGAGTAGGGGAACACAGTTCAATTTTATTTAAAGCTACTCTGGCAATTCCAGATGTAAGAAAGAGAGGATATCAGTGGGTTAAAATATCTTCTTTTAGTTGTGCGGAAGCGCTTGGAGAACTTCCAGAAGGAACTTTTATAGAAGTGCACGGACATATAGAAGAAAGATCTTATCAAAATAAGTGTAGACACTGTGGTGGTTTTGATAAAAAGTTTTGGACAGAAGTACAAATTGATTATTTTAAAGTTATAGAAATTTAAATAAGGAGAATATTATGACAGTAAATTTTAAAGAAGGACAAACTCAAGTTGGTACTCCTACAATGGTGTTAATGCCTTCCAGGAACTATGCATTTAAAATTTCTGATAGTCTTTATGTAATAAAGATTCCAAGAAAAGGTTCGTATCAGGATATCGATCCTGAATTTTTTAGTAAAGAGGATGGAGAATTTAATTTATATGATTCTAAAACTAAAGTAATGTATTTACCTGCTATTACTAAAGTTCTTTATGCTACCAAGAAGTATCCTGATTTAGGCGATCACCAACTTTTTGCTCCGATGTCGTTGAAATTTAAAAGGAATGAGGTAGAAATATCAGGTTATGTTGTAGATATGTTACTAGCCAGCGAAACAGAAGAGGTGTAAAATGGAAACTATGTTAGATTATGTTTATAGGTGTATTATTTGTAATAGTATAGCTTATAAAGTTAAAAAGGATGAAAATTATATATTGTATGAATGTAGTGACTGTGGTGTACAATGGGAGGTAGTGGATTGTGGAAGAGACGAATCTTTATAATGTATTAGGAGTAAATAAAAAGGCTTCTATCGAAGAAATAAAGAAGGCTTATAGAAAACTGTCAATGAAATATCATCCGGATAAAAATCCTGGTGATAAAGAGGCTGAGGAAAAATTTAAGAAAATTAGTGTGGCGTATGCTACATTATCAAATCCGCAGAAAAGGGCTGATTATGATAATCCTATGAATAAATTTAATCCTTTTGATTTTTTTAATGGGGCGGGGTTTAATCCTTTTTTTGATGATCCTTTTTTTGGCCAAGCCCGAAGGAAGCGCAAAAGACCTGATCCGAATGCTCCTAAAAAGGGAGTAACTATCGAAAAAACTGTTGATATACCTTTTAATAAACTTATTCTTAGGGAAGAAATTGATTTTAAAATTAGTTTCGTAGATGTTTGTAGTAATTGTAATGGACTAGGTGCTAGTAAATCAGAGAAATGTACTATTTGTGATGGTTTGGGTAGTGTAATGGAAACTAAAGCTGGTCAAGGGATATTTATTCAGTCTTCGAAAACCTGTCCCGAGTGTGCTGGAAGGGGAATTAAAATTATTGAGAAGTGTGATGAATGTGGTGGAAGTGGTAGAGTTAAGATCGAAGATAAGGAAGTAAAGTTTATAGTCAGTGAGAAATTGAGGGATGGTAGTATTCTTACTTTACAAGGCGCTGGCGGAAAAGGTTTAAATGGCGGACCTAATGGTGATTTAATTGTAAAAATACACATAGTTTTCCCAAGAAAAGAAGATTTATCAGAAGAACAAATAGAATTTTTAAGAGGTCTATAAAATGGAAGTTCCTAAAATAGTATCTTTGAATTTAGATTTGTCTATTGTTAGTACTGGTTGGTCAATAATAAGAAATGGAAAGATAGCTTGTTATGGTAAAATTACACCGCCAGCCGCTCTTTCTCCAGTGGAGAAGCTGGTTCATATTAGAGACGTCTTAGAATTTATATTGGAAATTAATTATGATATAAATATAGTATCAATAGAAGATGTTTTTTTTATGAGGAATCAAAAAACTTTTGCTAAACTTTGTGAAGTACACGGAGTTACTAAATGTTTATCTTATTTATATGTTGGTAATAATATATTTACATTTCCGGCAACACATGTTAGATCATGTTTTGATTTGAAATCAAAAAAAGAGGAAGCTTATAATTATATTGTCGAAAACATATTAACAAATACAGAAGGATGGGAATTTAAAACACACAATGATATAGCTGACAGTATATTATTAGGGTTATCTATTAATAAAAAAAATAGAACTATGAAAACTAAAAAAATGTTTGAAAAAGAAAAAGAACTTGGGGAGCCATTGGAGGAGTATTTAATTAGAGAGTATTGGAAATATGAAAAATCTTTGAAAACAATTAGCAAAAATTTAAAAATAGGTTATAGTACTTTACATAAATGGTTTCAAGATTTGAAAATTCAAATCAGAGAACGGGCTTTTCCAAGTCATTTTTTACCTTTAAAATTAAATATGGAACAAGAACAGCTAGTAATAGGCTCTGTGTTAGGTGGTGCTGGTTTATATAGAAGCAATAAACACATAAATTATTATGGAAATTGTTGTTTTCAAGTAGCACATAGTTCTAAATTTAGAGAGTATGTTAAGTATAAACAGGATATATTATATCCTTTTTCTAAGCATATAATAGATTATGATAGATATAATGAAAAAACTAAAAAGCACTATTCGATATCTCAATTTAGAACACACCATGCTTCTGTTTTTAATTTATACAGAAGTTTATTATATAGTGGTGTTACTAAAAAAGTGACTTTACAAGCTTTAAATAAATTAAATCCAATGGGAATTGCTTTTTGGTTTATGGATGACGGTTCAAATTGGCAGAATGATAAGAGTGGCCGAAGAAGAATAAGTATTGCAACTCATTCATTCACAAAAGAAGAAAATGAATTAATTTCTAATTGGTTTAAGGAAAAATATGGAATAAAATTTAATGTTAATAAAGATAGGTCGTGGGTTCATCTTGTTAGTGGTGATCAAAGAAATATAATAAAATTTGTAAATCT